AAGAATCCGCCGAAGAAATAAAAGACCTACCGCTCCGCATATTCCGCAAACTCTTTGATGATGAGCGAATTGTAAGCCAGATATTGCCTGTGTTGTTCCCGACTGGTGCGACGCTTGCGATACTTGAGCCACATCTACGAACGCAGAACATAATAGTAGCAAGTAAAATAGCCAACTCAATACGCACTTATTTACAGTCATCACCTCACTCGCTATAGACTACGCGGTTTGGCTTACTGTAAATACCTCTGTTATTGTAGTAGAATAACAGATATGGGTGTTAATAAAATTGATAAGATAAACGACTATTCTTGTAAATCGTTCAACCAATATACCGGACCGACTTCGCTTTTCGATAAATCCAACATATTTTTCGCGTCAAATGGACAAGGAAAGTCGTCTTTTGCGCTGGGCGTAGAGGCTGAATATCTAAAGAGTTACGACAGCTCAAATTATAGGATTTACAATAAGAACTACATCGAAAATCATCTACTACTTGAGGATAGATCGGGTATTAGAGGAGTGGTCGCTAATTTTGGCGGACAGAATGTTGATATTGAGAAAAAGATAAAACCTCTTGTGAAGGAGCGTGATTATTTCAAATCAGAAATAGACAGACTTAGCGTCGACAACTCAAAACTAATAAGCGCCACAGAAACAGCTATCGAGGATATATTCAAGAGGCGAAAAGGTAAGGCCAATATTCAAAAGAAGACTCATAGGGATGGCGTGCATGAGAAAGTAGTTTCGCTCTGGGTTGCCGACTATAATTCCGCATTGAAACGCTTTCCTGACGAAAAATACAATGAGATTGATGGCGAAAAAGATTTCAGTGAAGACCTTGACATCATCAATGCTATCACTGTGCCGTCAATTACTACTCCCCTTGACTATGAAATAGATCAATCTGAGGTCATCGTTGGTAAAACATACGATAAGGTAAGTATACCAAGTGGTAATGTCGTAAGTTGGCTTGAAGCAGGTTTAGGCATACATCAAGGTAAGGATACTTGTGAATTTTGCCTTGGCGCTCTTGACGCAACTGAAATACAGGAACGTGTAAACTCCTACCTCAAGAATGAGCAAAGCGTTGATCGCCGAAAACTTGAAACGCTTTCCAGCCAGATTGCTCAACTCATAGGATATGCAAAAGCAGTGACCGATGATCATGAGGTGCTAATCGCGGCGTTAGGTAATAACGAGAATACTAATAGTGTGCTCAATGAGCTCGTTAAACAGACCGACATACTCGAGACATATTTGTCTACTCTCAAAAGCAAGATAGATGATATGCCTAGTGCATTCACAATAGACGCACCTGCGATTCAACAGGCCGTGGCGGCATGTAAAACATCATTTGCGGCTATTCAAAAAGCAAAAGACAGCCAAAAGCAACTCTTTGAAGAAAAGATAAATAGGCTTGAAATACTTGTCAAAGGCTCGATAGGCTATGAAATCAAAAACAGCACCCTCATAGCTAATAATTGCGATCAATACAAAAACAATAACGATACAATTCGAGAATTAGAGTCGAAAGTTAAAGCGAAGAACGCTGAGATACAAAGACTACGAGATAGCAAGTCTGATCTTGCTGACTTTGCCGATTACGTCAATGGGGTACTCGATGATGTTGGTGCTGGTTTCAAACTAACCCTTAATAGCAAATCTTATCTACTTAAACACTCAATCAACGACAGCGAGCTATCACTCGAGGACATAAGTGAGGGCGAAAGAAACCTGTTGTCGCTTGTTTACTTTTACTACGAAATGTTGAGCGACGATAAGAGTAATCTGAAGAATAATATAGAGCTTGTCATTGTCGATGACCCAACGTCCAGTATGGACGATGAAAATCGTTTTTACATTCTTGAGCTTATAAAAAGTATTATAAGTAGCCCCAATATACAGTCATTTGTATTTACGCATTCGTGGCGCGATTATTGCGATCTTTGCTATGGCAAAGACGCAAATCAAGGCGTAAAGAAATTTGAAATACGAAAAGTTAAAGGTGTCAGCACGGTCGAGATATCTAATAGTGTTATGACACCCTATCGTAAGCTATTCAAGGAAGTCTATGATTTTTCACAAAAGCAACTTGCCGACGTGAGCTCCGAAGAATCGCTACACATGCCCAACACCATGCGGCGTGTACTTGAGGAGTATCTACGCTTTAATATCGACATCGAGTTTGCTACACAGGCGAAGTACAACGAGATTGCTAGAGTTCTACTTGAGCAAGAAGTAGTGAATATCAGTGCTAACAATGAGGCAAAGATCAAAACACTACTATCTGTTTGCAATATTCTCTCACATGGAACACCTCGCAGTAGGAGCGTAAGCGAGATACATGCTAGTGCGCGCTTTTTGATGAATAGACTAAAGGATATTAACAAATACCACTTTGACGAAATGAAAAGCTAGGGATCGAGGGCGCGTGTAGCGCGGCGGCTCTGCCGCCTTGGCGAAGCCCCAATGCCTCTACCGAAATGGCAGTAGTCGTCCCCACCCAGAAAACACCCTTTTCAACTAAAAAATAAAAAGATCGGCAGGGTAAATTTCAAAAAGATAATTCAAAGGGTTTTTCTGGTGGGGCGAGCGGGCGCGTGTGCCCGCAGGCGTTGGGGCTGAGCCTGCGCAGCTCAGCTTTTACACTCGAAATAGGTTCGAGCTTTGGCGTAAATTGCCACCAATAAATTTGGTACCGTAAACAATTCGTGTTTTTTGTTAAATAGACGTTTAGGCGTCTTTTTTGTTTGTTTTTAAGCTCGCCTTGCGGGTTATTTTTCGTAAAAGAGAGGCATGCACCGCAAGGCATGCCTCTCTTTTGTTATTCCAACCGGGACAACTAACGGGTTTAGCTGTTCCGCAGGGTTAGCAAAACTCCTGATGGAAATGTTGAGAACGTTAACAATTTGACTTTTGCAAACAACAATCACCCTCCCGTATTTAAGCGAACGGCCGAAATAATAATCACAAGCGGCGACAGAGAGCTCAATACCGGAAGGTTGATAATAACAAGAAATGGAGGTACAAACCGTTCGTATCATACGCATGGTCCTCGTGGTAGCAATAGTAGCACTACTCATGCCAGCGGCTAAACGTCCCCAGGAAGAGATGGCAGCACCGCTATCACACAATAACGAGATTCAGAAACAGCAGACTATCAAGCCTGCTGAAAAACCTCAGCAGACGATATCACCAAAGCCCCAGACAGTTTTGGCGGTGTCCGAAGCAAAACCGCCAAGCACTAAGTACGACTTGATGCGTGCCGCTGGTATTCCCGAAAGTGATTGGATATCAGTAGACTACATCATCGAACACGAAAGTTCTTGGCGGCACAATGTTTGGAACAAAGGCGGCTCTGGTGCATACGGATTGTGCCAGAGCCTGCCAGCGACCAAGATGGCATCTGCGGGAGATGACTACATGACAAATCCCGTTACGCAGCTACGCTGGTGTCACAATTATGCCATCAGCCGATATGGTAGTTGGCAGGCAGCCGCCGCGTTCTGGAAACGTACCGACCCGCGCCCCTACCCGGGACATTGGTGGTAATAAACAACAAAAACAGCCGGAAAGGAGATCAACTCTATGGGCAAACTTAAAACAGCAATCAACAACGTAATTGTCTTTTTAGACAATGCCTGGACTATCATGGTCCGCGCCGCAGAGATAGTAGCGGGAATAAAGCTCTTTGGAGTCCAGTATATGGAAACCACAATTGGGACTTTACCGATTGCACAAATCCTCGGAGCAATTCTCATTACTGATGTGACTGTCTTTGTTTATTCTCTGCTTCGCTCGCAAAGTGAAAAGAAGAGATGAAAAAACATATCAGTATTACACCAGTTAGCAAACCTCGCATGACGAGGAGCGATAAATGGAATGAGCGTCCGTCAGTAATGAGCTATCGAGCATACGGCGACGAACTAAGGCTGAAACTGCCAGGATATGAGCCGCCTGAAACGTTTACGATTGAATTTGCTCTGCCCATGCCAAAAAGTTGGTCAAACAAGAAGCGTAAAGCCATGAATGGACGTCCACACCAGCAGAAACCGGATATAGACAATCTGGTCAAGGCGTTTCTGGATCATCTCTGCGAGGATGATTCGTACGTCTGGAAGGTGTGTGCATCCAAGATATGGGCGGAACACGGCGGAATAACTATCGAAACTTAAGGAGGAATCCGAGAATGGGAATCTTACAGCTTTTATCCAGAAAGAAAGATGACGAGCCTGAGCTTGAAATTCGCAGTGAGGACGAAGACTATACCGAGTGGCACGTCAAGCCAGATTTTGAAGCAAGAGACTTGTCATTAACCTTTCGGTCCCGATCTGATGCGCGCGATTATAAAAGGTTGCTGGCGAAAAGCTTTTACCATATCCATTCAAAAATCATTCGCCGGGATTGGCAAGGCGGATTCATCCGAGAAGAAAAGGAAGTTAGCTAATCACACACTGGTGCCGGAAGCGGTTAAATGGCTTGGCGATGCCCACCCTTGCCAAGCAGCAGCCAGAGACAGGTAAAAATATGAACGATAGCAAGCACGTACACAAATGGGAGTGTCTCCGAGCAGATAAGCTTATTTGCCATAGATGCAATACGGTCGCGGAAATTGACACGTTAATTACTAACAACCGTAATGATGCTTATCTCAAAGCGAAGGTCGATATTCTGTCTAAACAGCTATATGCTGGCGACCTAAAGAAAGATGCTCGCGAGAAAGCTTATGCGTGGCTGATGGAGCATAATCCGGATGCTATCAAGAAAGACGAACAGGTATCGCTGCTATGACAAGAGACGAAATGATCAAGCGGGTTGAGAGTGCACTAAGACGTGCTGAACGCGCCATTGTTGAACTTCGCAAAGAACTAAAGAGACTACGGAGTGAGGGCTAGGTTTATGGCGGTCGAGTATGTCCTGTACAAGGGAGAAGAGATAGTAGGAATAGGTACGGCTGACGAGCTATCTCGCCAGCTTGGGTTACGCCCGCAAACTATTCGAAGTTATTCCTCGCCTTCTCATATGCGCCGCGTAGAAGAAAGCGCCGATCCAGAGTCGAGGATTGTGGCGGTAAGAGTTAAACACGGAAAGGAAGATGATGGCGATGACTCAGAAAAATAACAGAGTGGCGATTGAGGCGCATGCTCAGCGTATTGTAGATGTGGTGGTCCGCAAAGCCGAGCCTGCGCCTGAGCCGCCAAAGCCTGTATATGAGTACTCGCCCGGTCGTCCGATGAAGTTTCAGGATATCGACGAACTGCGCGCCATGATACTTGAATACTTTAAGAATGCAGCGCCCCACTGGGAAGAACAAACTGAGTATATTGACCGCCGCGACCCTAAATCTGGAGAGATTGTCATTGAAGACGGAAAGGTCGTCCAGGACAAAGTGATCCGCAAAGTTAAAACCAAACAGAAACCACTCACCGTTACTGGTTTAGCTGTTGCACTAGGCACATCACGTGATGTGTTATTAGACTATGAGACCACATATTCAGAGAAATATCCAGAATTTTCCAACACGATAAAAGAAGCGAAAGAACAGATTAAAGCCTATGCGGAGGAGTCTCTGTTCGGCACTAATACTGCTGGCGTAATATTCAGCTTGAAGAATAACTGGGGATTCAAAGACAAATATGAGACCGAGAACACTAACCGCGAGGTTAAGTTCATTAACACTGTTCCGAGGACGCCAGAATCATGACAGAGATAGTCAAAGTACCGGATTACACTGCTTCGCCTCGTCAGACATTGTTTCATACATCGACAGCTTTTGAGCGATTCTACGGTGGTGCTGCCGGCGGAGGAAAGACTGCCGCACTAGTTGCTGAGGCAGTAACACGCTGCCTTGAATATGATCACTACGCAGCGTATCTATTTCGGCGAACGTACGAGGACACAAAAAAGACCCTCATGCGAGAAATAGATAAACAGTGCCGTGCATATATCAAGGACGGCAACATGATATTTAGGTCGCAAGAAAAGGGCTACTACTTCACCGCCACTGAATCGTGGATTTACTTGTGCTACTACAACCACGAAGATGATTTTAATCACTATCAGGGTTCAGAAATACACATGTTGGGTATCGACGAGTTAACTCAGTTCTACGAAAGCTGGTACGACAACCTCGTTGGGCGCGTTCGTTCTGACGATCCAGACAAACCACTTACCGTCTTCGCAGCTGGCAACCCAGGTGGCGTCGGTCATGGTTGGGTTAAGACTCGATTCATTGATGCCGCACCACCTGAGCAGATAATTTACGACAAGCGTCCGTACGTCAAGCGAGACGGCTCAATTGACTACATCCAGACAACGCGTATGTTTATCCCTGCCACTCTAGAAGACCACCCGAGCGCGTCATTCAGACAGTCATACATGCGTAGTCTACTGACAATGGCAGACCCAAAGAAGCGCGAAGCATATCTGTATGGCAACTGGGATCTGTTTGCTGGTCAGGCGTTTAGCGAGTGGCGGCGACATCTACACGTCGTCGAGCCGTTTAACATACCAGACCACTGGCCGAGATGGATGGCATATGACTATGGACGAGGTACGTATGCGGGTGCTGTTTGGCTAGCACGTGACCCGATTAGTCAACGGATATATCTTTACCGCGAATATTATGTTAGCGGCAAAGGTCCAAGGATCCAGGCACGCGAGATGAAGCAGCTTGAACAATCAAACGAGCAACTGCCTGTTAGGCTAGCCGACCCGTCGCTATGGAAGCATATCGCTAATGCTGACGACGGAAAAACTATCGCTGATCGATTTACCGAAGAAGGCATCAACTTCACGCCCGCCAATAACGACCGACTTCAAGGAGTCACTGCTGTTCATGAAGCGCTGTCTCTAGCGCCAGACGGATTGCCATACCTGCAGGTATTCAGTAACTGTGTTCATTTTATCCGCACCCTACCGAGCCTCGTGGTTGACACTAAACGACCCGAGGACGTTGATACAACAGGTGAAGACCATCTCTACGATGCACTGCGCTACGGGCTTGTCAATGAGCGTAAGGCGACAGTTGAGGATTCTATGCCTCAGTCTGATCCGGGACTGTTCAGCGATGGAGGGTATTATGGGTAGTTTGCCGATAAAAAATTAAAGGAGGGTATATTTTGGAAAGCTTAGATTTACCACAATACATCATTAACCTAGAGCGAGCCGCACGCGATACACCGTTTGGTGAAGTTGGTCCGTTCTATCTCATGAGACACAAAGGCGAGACCGTGGGTATACGCGGGCAAACGTCGGAGATTATCCGATTTAAAACCACGGCAGAAGCAGTTATATATCTGGTGGATTACATCAAGACTTTGCCGACCGACAAGTCTGGAGATATTGTTTTTGCCGTTAAATTCACCAACGGTAGGGTCAAACAGATTACTACAACATCAGACATCACAACGATAATCGAGGATAAAGCAGATGACGACAAATAAAGCTAAGGTGCTATGTAAGAACTGCGGCAGTACAAGACACTATCAGACGTTCTGTCCATTCAAAAAACGACAGAAAATATCGCAGTGCGGCAAACACGCAAAAGCGTGGGCAGCGTTCCGAGATAAGGTTGCGAAGCCGTACCTCGACATGAAATTTGGGCATGTGTGTGCAGTCGCTGGATGTACCGAGACTAAAAACCTAGACGTTGATCACATTAAGGGGCGCGGCTCTCACCCACATTTGCGTTATGACGTCAACAACTTGCAGTACTTGTGCCGTAATCATCATCGACTGAAAACGGATGGCAAACTATGACGAAGAAGGCTTTACGAAAGAAGCAACGCCGAAAGCGTAAACAGCGAGCGATAACTAACGAAATAAAGGGAGGTAAAAATGACTAAAGAAACAGAATTGCCAGACGTATTTCTCTGGGCAAACAAAACGGACGGACGTAAGGATAAATTAGACATTGAGCTATTTGCAATCACCAAATCGTCTGAAATATTTCGCATTGACCATAACGAGGCAATCAATCATCAGCTGTTCGCGCTGTTTTTGTACGACATCATTAGCGGAGTGCAAGTTGACAGTATTACCGGCGTAAGGGTTGTCGATTATGCGGCATCTGAGGACTGTCAGAATACCCTACCCGCCATCAAGGTGAATGACGTGCCGGTTGCTGAAACGATCATGGAATATCTGGAGTATACAAATGACATCGACCTACTCGACTTAAATCAAATCGAGGCAAAGAAGCTACTGGCACTTTGTGCACGATTCACTGATAAAGAGACTGGCGAAAGCTTCTGTATATTCAAGCATCTTCGCCCATCTAGCATACTTGTCGGCAATACGGTGTCTTACACTGTCTCGAGCGGACTCATGGAGGAGCTGAAGTCAGAATGCGCACTCAAGATAGACCCGTCGAATCAAGTTTTAGTATTTGACGATGTGATGTTTGTGTTCAATAAGTCCAAGTTTGAATCGATGTTTCAATACGACCCAGTGTCAGTCGCTGAAGCTCGCAAGAATGGCAAGATACTTGACGAGAGGTTGTCTATAGCCACGCCAACGATTGGTCAAGGTATTGAGTTTCTCTGTAAAGATAACCGTACACTAGTCAAACGGCTCGCTAAGCTTGACCCCGTCAATATGACCCGCGATGTTGTTGAGGAGATAATTCGTGATTACAACGTAGATCTAATGACCGACGCCACCAACGACAAACTCATCATCATGGACGCTAACGATGCTAAGAAACTGCTAGATATTGTCGAGGATAACTTCGTTCGCGGCACCAACGGCACTGCTTATATCGCTAAAAATAAGAAAGAACTTGAGCCGAAGGAGGATAAATAATGTTCTGGATTATGACAATCGTGGTGTTCGTCGCATTCATCGTCGTTACAGAGATTGCGGTGGCGCAAGAAGACAAAGAATGGCAACGCGAACGCGAGGTCAGACAGTACAAAGACAAAATCATCAAGTCTCGCAAGCGAAATAAGAAAGATAACGGAATATTTTAATGGGAGGTGTTATGAAACGATACAAACTACTTAAAGATTTACCGACATTCAAAGCTGGAGATTTATTCTATATATCTGAATATGGTGCTTTGGTTTATGATGGCGGCGATGGTGGCGTTATGGCTTACGCTCGACAGACTCTTGACATGTTTCCAAATATTTTAACTGAATGGTTTGAGGAAATTCAGGAAGAGTCAACAGACAGTATCCACTGGAAGCCGAAAATAGGCCAAAAATATTTTTATACTGATGACGGGTATGTGTTTTCCGGCGTCTGGATAGATTCCCGCGTAGACAATCGTCGTTATATGGCGGGCGCTATCTACTACGCCGAAACTGATGCCGAAAGGGCTCTCGAACGTCAAATCGCTATCACCACGCTTATGCGCGATTCAAACTTTGAGCCTGATTGGAGCAATAACGATCAGAATAAGTGGACAGTTTATTACAACCATAATGATAAAGAGTTGTTGATTGAAGCGACTGCCTTTCTGCAATATCCTTCAGCTATTTACTTCGACACATATGACAGCATTAAAAAATCCATCAAAAATCATAAGAAAGAATGGCTAGTCTACCTTAATGTGGAGGATTGTTAAATGGGACTTTTGGATATGTCAGAGACGACTACTTTTCGCGACCTGCTGCTAGAAAGATGCCGAGTGGCTATGGAACATAGGCTCGGAAAACATATGCTACGGAATCTAGAATTGCGAGAGTTTCAAAATCCTTGCGCCGCCATAGATGATTTGGCAATTGCATTTTGCTCTGACGTGCTGTCTAACAAATTATGCGAGGATTCATACAGCGTATCAGACTCTCAGACGCTTCTTTTCCCGAAAACTCCGTGGCAACACTTCAAGAACGACTACATGCCAAAGTGGTTTATCAAGAAGTTTCCTATCAAGTACCTATATAAGAAAGTAGAGTTTCATAAAACCATTAAAATCACCCGTCGAGAGACCTATCCAATGTGCGATATGGACATCAGGAATAACCCAAGGCTCAGAGTTCAGCTGGGCACGCCGGTTATTAAAGATGAGGTAAAGATTAGCTAATAGAAAGGACACGATATGAAAGGTGAAGTACTTGTATATATAGAGGGAATGGAGGATGGTTATGAGTTATACAGCAAAGACATAGAATCGGCTTGCAGCCTGTATTACGGCTTAGAAGAACGTCCGATTTATATTGACCGTCCCGATGGTTTAGTTAAAGTTGTTGTTAAAAAGTTGGATATGTTAATAGAAGCTATCCTCGACACTCATAAGTATAGAGAAGAGAGGCTTGAATCTTTCTACGAAAACACACGAGTAAAGGAGTGGCGGGACGCGAGAGACCGAGGTATTCTCCGAAGTGTGCTTGTAAATAGAAATTACGAGGGAGATAGAATTGCCGGTTTGATTGGCTGGCTAGAATCCAGAAGGGCTATCAGTTGGAACGACAGAGATACTAGAGTCGTGCCCTATAAATTAAACGATAATTTGATATTAATCTTTTCCTAGGAGACTCAATAATGGAACGTAAAATACTCATGACAATCTGTATTATCGGTATGATATCTAGTGCAGTTTCAATGATATTTGCTGCTATGGCTAAGCAATACACTGGATCAATATTCTATTTAATACTATTTTTCATTAACACGTTTGGATTTTATGCCGCGAAGGAGGAAAAATAGTAGCCCCGTAGAACGTTTTATCTAAAAAACACGCTCTACGGATAAAATATGTAAACAACATACACATACTTTACATATATTTGACATAAGAACACGACTAAACTACACGAAATCGTGTAGATAAGGAAAGAAGGTTATGGGTTTTAGTATAACAATACAAGTAGATGAAAATTCTAGTATGTACCTATCAAACGGCTACGGAGATTTCTCGGTTGGTCCTTTTGATAAATTGGCTCGTAAATATCGACACACTGGTACCTATGATGAGGATTCTTTCAAAGTGGAGATAGATAACGTGGATGACCTTGCAGATGCATTAGCCGAAACTCAGCAAATAGCCGAAGAAGTGATTGGTGACAGGGTGTGGAACTTAAAGCCTGATGCGCTGTACAGTCAAGACCCACAACAGTACGTAAGGCTTCAGTTGCTACATAATGACGGTTGTTACGCTCTAGTACTAGGCAGAGTATTCGATTATCTGCTCAGACAAGGTTGCCTGGAATTTGATGATAACACTAAAAGTGGCTACAGGCTTAAAGATGGCAAAAAGATTATTCTAAGAGGTAGTTAAAATAATGTCAACTAAACCACTAATTTTGTGGACATAGAGAGGAGACGTCAATGATTTACGAAGTCAAAGTTCGAGTAGTGCAAGAAGGTACTGTTTTTGTCGAAGCTGAAACTCAAGATGAAGCCAAAAAGGCTGCCACGAGTGACAGCGTTGTATCGAAGACAGATTTTGCAGATGTTATCGAGTATTATGCTGATGAGATCTATAACGGTGAGTGTACTGTTGATAGAGCGAATAATAAAATTGTCAAGGCGGAGGATGTGCTATGACAAACAATGGGTACTATCCTAAAAAGCTGATTTACGTTAGTAATGGTGGCTATAACACCAAAGCAATACTAGTATCTTCGCCAGACGAATACGCCGATGTAATACTAGAAACTATAAGACTTGGTGACGGCGTCTTTGAAGACAGATACCGTCAAGTAGCCGCAGCTTGTGGAGCGGAGTTTGTAAACGTCAACGACATTAAGCTTATTGGTCAAGACGATCAACCAGCGGTCAACAAAGATAACAGAGGCGAGGGCAATGAAAAGTAGTAATAAATCAACCAACAATCAACGAAAGTCGATCTCCAAAGATACTATTATTGCTTTCCTGAGTCTGCTAGCCTTTGCTCTACTGCTTGGCTTAAGCTCTAGTGTGAGCAGCTACGATTTTGACAAGCAATCTGAGCTGTCGGCTCGTTGTAGGTCTATGGGTGGGCAGATCGGAAATGGCAAGTGCTATAAAAACGGGGGGATATGAAAACTACCCCAACAACCATACTTGACGCTTGCTGTGGTGGACGTATGTTTTATTTCGACAAAGACCACCCAAATATACTGTACATAGATCGCCGTCGTGAAACTGTCGAGATGAAAGATAGAGGCAAAATCAGAACACTCGAGATCAACCCAGACCTAGTCATAGATTTTACAGACATGAAGTTTCCTGATGAGTGCTTTAATTTTGTCGTTTTCGATCCGCCTCACCTCATCAACTGCGGTAAAAACAGCTGGCTCGCTAAAAAGTACGGCAAATTAGACAAAGACACCTGGCAAGAAACCCTGAGCAAAGGCTTGAGTGAGTGTTTGCGTGTCGTAAAGCCTGGCTGTGTTGTCGCCATGAAATGGAGTGAGCGCGATATTAAAACCACAGAATTACTAAAAATATTACCTCAAAAACCAGCTTTCGGTGACAAATCTGGAATGACGCGATGGCTGTTTTTTGTGAAAGGAATCGAGAATGAGTACTAAAATATCCGACCAAGACCAAAAATGGCTAGACGAAATAAATAAACTGTCAGAAGAAGGTATTTCAATAGCAAAACGTTCAAGTATGGAATCTGCCGAGTATGTAGACCTGTTACTGAGCAACTTCGATGATAAGAATTACTGTCAAATGGCAATCAACCAGCATGCGGTAGAAGCAGCCATAGGACAATACTTTGCCGACGTTATTGCTCCCATATTCTTCGATATACAAAAGGTGCTACAGAAGAAAACTAAGATGAGCAAAAACAACGCCGAAACATGCGCCAGAATACACGTAGGGCGATTCATTCGCAACGTTTTTAAGGAGTTAAATAAGAGAAATGACGAAGAGTGAATCGAAACCATCTATCCAGTGCGACAAATGTCATAAGTGGATAAAATACAACAAACACTATGGCTATAAGCATTTCTGCAGTAAGCACGCAAGAGATATTTGTGAGCTTGAAGAAGTGCGTAGGCACGCTATAAGCCTTATACGAGACGATAGCATGCGAAACTATGAAATGACGCGCCTCATTAGGGACATGTCTTTTGTGGACGTGAGATATGACCCGGAATCTAGTAAATCATTAAGAAAGAACATTGAAATGAAGAAAACCATAACAAGCCTCCCCACTCCAGAAGAGCTCACCCGAATCACTGCAACTTTAGATTTAGCGAGCAAACTAGATAACGCTGCGATTGCTAAATTAAGCAGCTCCAAGGACAAAAGCTCTACACCAAAAATTGGCGAACTGTGCGGTATGGATTTGCTAATCGACCTGTCTAGCGCGCCAGATGAGGCAAAATATGAGCTGTATTTTAAGGCGCGGACTATACTTGAGGACATTATAAAAAAGGAGTAAAAGATGAATATGACAAATGAGTACGTCAAGGGCATTGCTGAAAAGTTTAAGGAAGTAGAAAGATTAAGCTAATGAAGGTGCTATATCTTGTAAGAAAACTCAGTAATAAAGAGCGTAAGGTCGAACCTTACAAAGATAATGCTGGTCGGGTTGTCGCTTTTGCTGACATAGAAGACGCGAGAGAGATTGCTAAGAGTATGAAGCCGACCCGTCCACCACAATCGTGGTGTGAAGTCATAAAAATACCATTTGACGAGATTCAATATATGAATTTGCCAGGTGGTTATGTAATTTATGAAAAAGGAGGAAAGGTAATGACACTAGATGACATTCTATTCGCGCAATATCAACTCGGACGAGAACATGAAGCCATAGCTCAACGTGGTGAGAAGCGCAAGGTTGGCGGTGAAATCGCTGAAGCGAAGAAACAAATTCAGAAACTGTTAGAAAAAGAGTATGTCCGTGGTATTAATTCTGCGTCGGACATGTTTACTGAGCTTGAGAAAAAGATAACAGAAAATAGACCACCAGACATAATCGATCTGATGCAATCTACCCAAAAATTATTCGGATACGCTCCCCCAAAAATTATTTATACAGATAGAAACGATATTTTGTATAAAATTGAAGAAGTAGGACTCGGTGTTAACGAGAAGGGTGAGTTCACTTTTGGTCCTCTTACGTTTAAGTGGAAGGAAAGTAAGTAACATGGCATACAAAATTGAAACAACACAAACCAGAATAGATTGCAACTCAGTCAAAACATGCCGCATAAATCCAGAATATCAGTCTATAAAATCCAAGATCAAACCACAAGGTTAGAGCGGTTTTCTATTTTCTTAGACAAAATATCCATTTTTATTTGAGAATCTAAAAACCTCATGATATGGTAATTATGTAATAGCTACTAGCGGGAAGGTCCGCAGGAGGCTCGCAGAGAAATCTGGGGGCTTTTTATTTTGGAAAAGAAATTATGAGAGCAAGCGATTTAGGTAAAGACTATCAAGAATCAAGGACAAATATGATCCACACGCACGAGACATGGCGTGTCTTACTCGATATTGCCTATGCCAAGCTGTCTACTGAGAAGGGCTTTAAGTCTCGTGTTCGTGAGGGTAGCCTGAGTTCGCTGATATTAGAACGATCCTCCCGCGTGGTGGCGCAGCTGCCAACCGGACGCATCCGCTCACTTAGCCGCCGAGACCAAGGCAAAGCAATGCTGATGGACTTAGTTTGGACTAAGTACGTTATCCCCAACGCCAAAAGTCAGTGGTCATTCATGACGAAGCTCCGTATGTGGGATTACTATTCCCTTATCTACGGTGCTATGCCAGTTCAGTACGATTACCGAGTTGACGAGGATTATGTCGGTCCTGATTTTAGAGTGATAAATCCGACGGAATGCTTTCCGCAGGTTGGCAATACTAGTTTGAATGATTGCGACGCTGTCTATATCGTTACCTACCATAGCAAACGCTATCTGCAAAGCCGCATGAAGTTTAAGGATTGGAATAGAGCCTCTATCCAGACTATCCTCAATAAAGCAACCGAGAAGCATCAGCCATCAGACGCTAAGGAAACGACTACTAACCTGCAACAGGAGCGCGGCGAAGCAACTACCCTACATCAGGGACATATCGCCCTAGTTACTCGCTATGAACGCGGCAAGAATGGGCGCTGGATTACGTTCGCACCAGACTTTGAAAATGCCATCGTTCGAAACATTAAGAATCCGCACGAATCTGGGCGTATACCTGTTGTATTTAAGTACGCTATACCATTGATTGACTCGCTGTGGGGTATGGGCGATGTTGAGCGTGGCGCTTCATTACAGCGAGCAATCGACACGACCGTAAACCTAAATCTCGACTTCTCCAAGTTTAAGATATTCCCGCCAATGTGGTATAAGGGTGATGCTGTTGATCCATCTCTAATGCGTTATGAGCCAGGTGGCAAAATCCGTACTGCTAATGGACAATCTGACTTTGGCTTCGTCAATCCAGGCGCTAGCCCATCGAATGAGTTCCAAGCAACCTATCAGTTCCTGAAGGGTGCGTTGCTCAATCAAAACGGTACGACTGACACCACGATATCCGCAAGCGACGGTCTGCCGGGCTTTGGTCGAACGCCAGAAGCTTTGAGTAAACTTGAAAAGCGCGAAAACGCCCGCGATCAGTGGGATAGAAATATGTTCGAGGAAGCTTATGAAGAGCTAGTCGATGGCATGATAAACCTAATTGGCACCAAACAATCTGTTCCGATAAAGTTTCATGTCTTTGATGACGAGATCCTGGATATCATCAAATCTGGACACAAGGATCTGCTAGACATCTTCGATTCAGCCAAGAGTTACCGAATAGGTACCGACCCAGAGACTGGCGAAAACGGTATGATTGAGTACATTAACGCCCACGGTACAGCCGAAATGAAGATTGACCACACCAAGCTGTCTGGTAAGTGGATGTATCGAATAGATGCTGGCACGACCGCTGCCAATGACCAGAAAGATGAGTATGAGCGCGTCTACAATCTCGTTGAGCTACTGTCATCTCAGGCTGGTGCGTGGCTAATGGACGGTGCGCAAGAAGATGGACGCAAGGTCAACAGAACAGAGCTACTTGACCAGCTTATCGCAGCTAGCGGCATCAAAAACAAAGACAAAATCTTTGACCCGTACACTCAGGAAAACGACAAGACGAAGCCATTTACCCCAGAGATGCTCAATGATCCTCAAATGATGAGTATGCTTCAACAGCAGCTTCAAGGACAAGTCGAGGAGCAGCCGCAAGCACCGCAGGAAATGCAGCAAGCCCAAGAAGTCCAACAACTTCAGCCGATGGAGGCGGCATAATATGGAAAACATTTTAGACAGTGATATCAATTCCCTGCCACTCACACCAGTGGCCGAGGAGCTAAGCCTAGAGGCAAAAGTGGCAGAAGCTCGCCAGCGTGCCGAGGTAGCCGACATTGCTTCAATCCCGGGCTGGCCGCGCATCAAGGAGCAGATGAAGCAGGACGCGTTAAATCTGAGGCTCCACAGAGACCTAGAGTTTGGTCCTAATGATTCTGATGAAAAAGTTGGTAAAGAGGTGCGGTCTAGACTGCTAATGGCGCAATGGATCGAGAAGTATATCGAGAGAATTGAGGGTGCGGTATTAGCTGTTGAAGTAATGACCAAGGAGGCTGAAGATGAACAGCAATCCTAACCCGTATGAGACGTCAAACACGGAGTCAGAGCTAGTCGAAAAACCGCATTATGCCGAACTGGATATGAGTAGTATCGCGCCACAACACAAACCAGACAGTGAATGGCGACAAAACGGCACAAGCCTAAGGTGCATAAGTTGCCAGAATGAACACGGTATATTTTTGCCGCCGGGGACTTTCTACACTGGCAAAACTGACGAGAAAGGAATGCCTATCGTTGAGAAGAGGTTCTGAGGTAGGTTGCGTTTCCGGCTGGTCTTTTACCACCCTACTAGCCGGAAACGGAGCGTATCTCCCGCCGCGGACTGCGTAAGTGTCTTGGCTAAATTAAACGAAAGGATGTAGCATGTCTACTTCTAGCGATACCGGACTATCGGCCGAACAGGTCGAGGCGGTAGAAAATATGGCGCTAACAGACGGCGGAGAAGTAACCGCCACACCAGAGACGCCGGCTGGTGAGAATCAAACTACGAACGAAACGACAGCGACTGGTGCGGAGGGTGCTGATGGCGACGGTCAACAGCAGTCCAATGGTGATTCCAAAGCTGAAGCAGAAGTCGGTACAGACACACAAAACGGGCGTCCAGACAAGCAATCGCGCCTCAATCAGCGTTTCGCTGCATTGACCAGCCAGTTGCACGAGAAGGACGAGTATATCGAGTCTCTTAAGCAGGAGATGGCACGAAAAAACCAGCAAGACCAGCTTAAGCCCCCTACTCCTGATGAAGATGGTAATTACAGCGCCAGCGACATCATGGACTATAACCAAAAACAAGCCCAGCAAGCTGCCAATACTGCAGTAGAGGCAATGCAGGAACGCTTGGACGGTGAACAGGTGGCGTCGCGCTTTGACCGCGAAGAGGCAGAAATACTAAAAGCATATCCTATGCTTGACCCAAACAATGCTTCGTTAGATCCAACGGATCCGAACTGCTACAACGAAACCTTAGCTAAGGCGGTTGACAGCTATGTCCGAGGACGTATTGAGCCGCACATTTTAGCAAGGAACGTCGGAGCTCTTAAGAAGCTATCGATTCGGAAGCTAGCCGATGAGTACTTAGAGCCTATCATGTCTGTAGCGCAAGCCGAGCGCGAGCGTGCCCAGCAAAGTCTACAGAACCTGAACGGACAAAGCTCTGGCATGTTTTCGTCGGCAGCAGGCTCAGGTGGCGGCGGAGATTCCATAGAGGAACTAGAGGCAAGGATCGGAAACATTAGTTTATCGTAATCCATTTGGGTGGTAGTGGTTACAGAAAGGGCTGTTTAACATGGCTGACACTACTACTGCGCAGCTTCAGCACGATCTGCAAACCTATTTTGCGAAGAAAGTCCTTCGCGGAGCGGAGTTTCAGACTGTGCTTGACCAGTTCGGTCACAAAGAAACATTGCCAGAGGCATCAAGCAAGACTATCCAATTTACCCGTTACTCGGACTTGGATATCGTTACCAACCCTCTGACGGAGGGGCAAGCCCCAGCCGGCAGCCAGCTGACAACTTCTGCTATCAATGCGGTTGTTGACCAGTATGGTGACTTTGTGACGCTTACTGACCTCGCAAAATTAACACCAAAACACTCATCTGTTCAAAACGCTCTGAAGAAGCTCAGCGAGCAGTCATCGAAGAGTTATGACCGTGCTATCAACAAGGTCATCATCGCCGGTACTGCTGTACGCTACGCCAATTCAAAGACCGCACGCAACTTGCTGGCTGACGCAGACAAGCTGACCTGGGCAGATGTTCGCAAAGAGGTTTCCCGCTTGCGTACTGCAGGCGCACCAACCTTTAAGGACGGCAACTATGTCCTAGTTGTCGATCCAGCCGTCGAGCAAGACTTGATGGATGACGAGGCATTCCGCCAGACGGTTTACCGCCAAGCATCGAAGGAGAAATCCAACGAGCTATACAAGGGTGAATTGGTCTCGTTTGCTGGTGTAACGGTTGTTCGAAGCAATAACCTAATCACCGACAAGGGCGCATCAAACGCGAAAGTGCACATTAGCTTGCTCTTTGGCGAAGACGCCTACGGCAACACCGACCTGCAGCACCTGAAAGTGTACAAGGAAGGTCCAGGCGGCGTGTCCGACCCACTTCATCAGAAGATGACGCTTGGTTGGAAGTTTGCCGCCAAGGCTGCCATTCTAAACAACAACTTTATGTGTCGTTTGGAATCCGGCTCTCTATACTAAACTAACCGGGCGGTAGCTTATACAGGCCGCCGCCCACGCCATGGAAGGATAATCATGGAAGGTAACGCACCAAATACTCTAGGTCCTACTATGACCAATGTGCCGACTCCCCAGCCCCGCACGCCGCAGGCTGAGTATGCCGCGCAAGCAGCACCGGACACAACACCGGCCGTCTCGCCAGCACCAGTACCGCAACCAGAGCCAGAAGCTCCAGCGGAGCCAGTGCTTGAGCAATCGGATCCAAAAGTCGCACAGTACGAGCCAGACACAAAACCAGTGTATGTCCACGTCAAGCTGCGACGTACGGTGATGATTAACGGCAAGGGCTATCCAGCAGGCAAAGACCTGACGGTACCGAAAGAAATTGCCGACGAACTCTACCGTATTGAGGAGACTAACCTGGAGTACGAAGCAGATCTGCTCCGTGCAAACAACCAGGTCTCTGCCCCGGCGGCCGAGCTGAAGGTTTAACAAAAACTAAGACAAACCAAAAAATACACACAAAACATAAAACCTCCACTGATAGCGCAGGTATGACACGCAATCTACTGGACGCTACGGAGAACGCAAGGACACCCCGACTCGCAAGGGTGTCTTTGTCATGGCAGACATTTTCCTATTATGACGCCAGTGGCCAGCCATATAGCAATTAACCACATATGCAGGTCGCTCCTAAATATTGCTTCTGTATCATCAAGAATATGAAGCACTACAGTTGCGCAAATAGCTATAATTACAATAATAACCGCAGTACCCCAGCTTATATTATTGTTTCCTATCGGAAAAATAATCGCGCAAGCAGACATAAGAAGCGCCCCAGAGTGCTCTTTCGCATTGCGAAACAACTTCTTCATCATATGGACAAATCATACCATATTTGCTATAATGACGCCATGAAAAAAGGTGGTAAAAAAGAAAAACGCATTATGATGTTCAGCGAGAAGAAGTGTCTTACCGACGTCGCGATTGTCGGTACTGTATGCTTTTTCCTCGGTTTTTTCGTCTGCCACACGGCGTACCCCATCTTATACCACAACAGGCTAGAAGCTGATAGAAAAAACGTCGAGGCTACACTGGAACCTAAAATACAAGAACTAAAATACCTGCAAGGGTTAACTCCAGTCAAAAATCAGAGCCAGAATAAGTCTGCTTCGCGTAGCAAGCACACTGTCTACGACATCACACCAGAGACTATGCTGGCCGAGGTGAACAAGATACGCGCCGAGCACGGCGTCGCGCCGATGCAGCTCAGCCCAGCGTTAAATAAATCTGCGCAAGAAAAGTGCGATGACATGGCTACCAATAACTATTACGATCATCAAAACCCGACGACAAAGTTGGAGGGCTATGAGATTGCTATGAGAAATCTAAACAATGTCTACGGATATTATAGCGAGAACCTAAATATCACTTACGGCTCTGATAAGGGTGCGGATGATGTTAATGGAGACAGGTTAGATGAGCGAACGGTATTCAATGGTGATCGCGGCTGGATGAAAAGCGAGCCACACGCCAAGGCTATCCTCGACCCCCGATATACGCTAACCGGCTTCGGCAAGTGTACTAGAAACGATCATGGCGAGTGGGGTAAGTGGTATTTTGTCGAACATTTCTACAGCCCAACATCCTAGAATCTAAAAAATCGAAAAACTTTCACAAAATTTGCCAAAATATTGATGATTTGAAAAAACGCATGATAACTTATAAATAAGCATGTGGTATTTCCTGTAGTAGACTACGAGAAGCACCGCTCCGTGAGCCGCAAGCTCGGCAACGGCTTTGGACGACCGGTCGTACGGCGGACATCAGGACTCCAGAGGCGAAAGACAAACTTGTATTAAGTGTGTCTTCGCAACTGGATAGTCCAAGCGAAACAACAGCCCTTTTGCGAAGCGCAAGAAAGGGCTATTTTTATGGCAGAATATCAAGGAAACAAAGACTTCCGCGGGTGGCTGGCGGTACACGATCCGTACACGCTCGCCTACACCGGCAACGACGGCAGGATTGACTGGAACAAGGTCAATAACAACGGTGCCGACACAAGAATGATCAGTTACAACAAAGGGCAAGCTGGCAAGGTCCAGCAGTACATAGACGGACTGCATCGACAGTACCAATCCTGGCAGAATAATAATCGCGGAAATACTCCTCAACAGCAGAATGGCATTGGCGGCTGGGGCTATAGCAGAGGCGGTAGCGGCAGCGGAGGCGGTATGTCAGCAGTACAGCGCCAAGCCATCGACAAGCAGTGGGCGCAGAATAACCGCTACTACAACGATATGCTCGGCTCTATCGATCCGCGACGCAACGCAGCACGAGCAGCTGTTGACAGGCAGGTAGATACATCCATCAACTCACTGAAGGGCGAACGCGACAGTGCCTTCCAGAACCTCGACCGTCAAGACCAAAAGCTAGAAAAAAGCTATGCCCGCGGTAAGCAGTCGTTGGGCGAGATGGTCCGCAACACTCTGCAGGGCGAATCAAACAACATCGGCATGCTGGGCGGCGGCAACTCAAGCGCCATCGGTATGCTGGGTGTTGGCGTGGCTGACCTGCAAAACAGCGAACAAGGCAAGATGTTAGACGACCTGAATGAGCAGAAGACCGACATTGAAGTCAACCGTCAACAAGTACAGAGGAAGCTGGAAGACGAAGTACGCAAGCTGAATGACTTCCGCCAGAGCAAGTACCAAGAAATCCACGACACCTTCAACGAGCAGCGCAACGAAATCCTCAACAAGATGAACATGAACGACAACCAGCGCGCCCAAGCCCTCGCTCAAGCGGGCGCAATATCGACAGCCCAAATTCAGGACGTCGATAGGGCTATCAACGGACGGCTAGGTCAAATCGTACAAACCTACCAAAATATCACCGCTCCGCAAGCGTCGCTGGCGAGCGTTCCGGCATACCAGGCGAAGAATATCACTCAAGGCACAGTAGACAGCTCAAATATTAATTCGCCTAGCCTGAGCGCAGGACAAGCAACAGAATCAGTTCTTGGCCGACGCTCTGACGATGACGACAGCTACTTTATGCGTCCACGGCGTTCCGCAGACGACGTCCAATTCTAATAGCCGAAAGGAGCTAAATACCAATGTTTGACTTTGGAAAAATGATACGCAGCTTCTTCGGATGGAGAGACGACGAAGAAGAAAAACGCCGCGAACAGCAAAACCACCGCGAACCAATCCAGCAGCACAACGATAATCCGCTAAGCCAGCCAAAGCAGTTTCAGGGGTTTGATGCAACACGCCTGTCCACTATTCAGCAGCCGCGCCAGCAGGAGCAGCAGCAAAACTTCTCGCCAGAGAAGCCCAAAACGCCAATGTTTCAGCCAAACTTCGTAGAGACAATTGAATCGCAGCTGGAGAAAGCCAAAAAGTATGCCGCACTGGGCGACGAGAACGCCAAAAAGTACATTGAACAAAACCAGTCGAAAGTACAGCAGCAAGATAAGCAGCCAAACTTCTCGATAAATAACCAGTCGCAGCTACAATTACCACATCCGCAGCAACCCTCCCCTTTTCAGCAGCCAGCACAGCAATCACCGCAGATGCAGCAGCTGAATGAGACGGTACGCCGCAACAACCTAAACTCTGAGGACTACCGAAAGCGTCGAGACGAATTAACGACGCTGCTTAATGGCACCCGCGGCAACTGGACAAACGAACGGAAATTACTCGATGAAGCACAGCAAGGCATCACCTCTGACGAGCAGCTGAAAAACACCATCGAGAAGATAAAGAATGTTCAGTATCGCCAAAAAACCGCTGACGCTGCCCTGGGCGAATACGGACAATCGCCCATGATAAATTACGGCGGCAGGACACCGACACAATTCCTAGAAGACTTTAATAATATGGACGCCGGCAGGCAACGTGAGGCTATCGAGCAAATATCCAAAAATTTGACAGATTACGCCAAGGTCCCGTACGGATTTACTAACCCCGAACAGCGCGCGAAGTTCGAGCGTATCGTCGCCGAATCGGAGCTGCTACGCAACCTGATTGACGACCGAGCAGTAAAGAAAGGTCCTAACCTGGAGACTATCGGCAAGGATGCTGTTAGTATCGGCAGCAATATGATTGGTGGCATGGCACAACCATTCAAAGCGGTCTATCGTTCAGGTGAGGCTTTAGTTAATCATAGCCCGCTTGATGCACTCACTGCGGAATACAAAGCAGGCAAGCTTTCAGAGGAAGAATATGCTCGCAGATACAACGCTATAGACCAAGAAATAAACGGCATAACTGGAGGCATGCAAGACAAAGGAACTCTAGACCGCATACTTCGCGCAGCTGGTACAGCTGTTGATGTCGCTTCTTCTGTTGCTCCTGTAGGATCTCTTGCCAAGGGAGTTGTCAAGGGAGTTGCCCCAACCCTAGCTAAAGATGCACTGGAGAAAGGTATTATCAGCCAAGTAGCCGAGAAAACCGTTCCCCAACTGATTGCTCATGAGGCAGCCACGAACGCCGCTCTAGGCGTAGGCGGGTCGCTTCGAGCTGGTACTGATTGGAAGCCTGAAGACGCCCTACAGGAAGCGGCTACTGGCGCAGCATTTGGTGCTGGAATGGCAGGAGCTGGTGCGGCTATCGGACGCGGTGCTACAGCGCTTCGCCAAGCGTATGTCGATGGCGACCTACGTATTCCCCGTACGGAAATCACACCGAATGCCGGGCGAAATGAGCGAATGCGCACAGCCATTGAGAACTATCCTATCGATGAACCGTTTAATTACGGGCGCGTTAGCCAGAACACTCTAGACCAACACAACGCGATCCAGGAACAAACTGGACAAGACTTCGTAACCAACAGAGACGTAACAGTATATCCGGGTGCGCATAATGCACATGTTGAGAAGCGGATTATTCAGGAGGGGTTAACCCCTGATGAGTACATTACGGCCGCAGATAACGCCATCTATGGAGCAGACAGACAGCTGCTGGGAAGTCGCTCCGAGCGCGGACAGCAAAATGTACTATATGAAAATCCAGTAAACCCTAGCCGTGCGGTTATGGGTGAGTTTAACAATGGCTTGAGTCTAAAAAGTGTACAAAAGCTAGGCGAAAACACACTTAGTCCAGAATTAAAAAATACCGCTAAAAGCGGTGATAGCCTGGTTTCCAGTGATTCGCCTCTAGCTAGTAGACGAACCACCGGTTTAGCGTCAAACAACGGAGTTGGAGTTGTCGATAGGCAGCTCGCTGACAACTTTACAGACGCTACGACTACAGGTAGTCTAGCAAACAACACCCAAAATGTCAATGGCGAGGACATCTACAAGCCAACAAAACCAGGCTTTTTTGGTACAGCTCCTGAAGATTACCGCTACCGAATCGAGCAGACACCACGCGGCAAATACGCAATCATTGAAGAGTATGCTGACGGCAGTCCATCACAGAGATATTCGACGCATTCAGACATTGCTATTGCTCGCCGTGAAGCACAGAGATTAGCTGAAGGACTAGAAAAACCAATCCAAGTCGAAGAAACCGGAAAAGGCTACAACGGATTCACTGAACGAGCGGCTGAGATTGAGCTAAAGAAGCTACAGACAACCCGCCCAGAGTATGACTGGGAGATTAAGCCAGCCGAGCATATGGATAGCCACGATATAACGCGGGGTAAGTATGGTATTAAGGGAGTGCTACGCGAGAGTGACGCCCGCCTCGACGGTCCAAACCAGCCGGCGAGAACATACGAGGTTGAGGGCACCGTACCGAAAGTTAAAGAAGAGTTAGACCTCGGCGACGGCTCAAAGCTAACGTCCACCACTAACGGAGACACCGGCGTCACAACAACCGAACGCATCGCTCCTGACAACGCAGCAGACCTACAGGCGGTAGCGGCAGCCCGAAGCGCCACCGATGTAGCCGACGGGTACAGAATCGATGATATTACGTCACAAAGCCAAGCCGCAGACACCAACCCCTACCCCCAAGCGACTGTTGATAATGTTATCGACAAACTCAACGCCGGTACTCCAGCACAGCGCCGCCTAGTTCGCGATGAGATCCGCAAACAAACCGGCTATGACGTTCACGATATACGAGGCATGAAACAGTATCCAACCATCGTACAGTCAGCATATAACCGCGTCGTCGGCAGCCAGGAGTGGATTGACGCTAGCAAAAAAATCCATGTCAAGGGCACGGAATCTAATCGCAAACCTGACCTAACAGAGTTTGCTCTAGCGAAAGGCGTGGATGAGCAAGGCAAGCCAATATTCGATCTGGTCCCGCTTGACGGCAATAAACATACTATCAGCAGTACTGGTATGGTAGTTGACAAAGACGGCAAGAGTGTTGGCAGCTACGTCGGTATCGATGAGAACGGCAATCAGCACGCTTACATTGAAGGCAAACCAGTAAACCTAGGTAAAATCATCGGAGACATTGACCGCTGGGGTAACAGGAATAACCCGCTTGCAGACATTGACCGTATCATCGACGCAAACGCTCCAGATGCCGCAACGGCCGCAGCTACCAAGGAATTTACCTCCGTATTCAAAGACAGCCAAGAAGCAGCCATGAAAGTCGAGCTGAAATCTCGCCGCGATGGACTAACGAAGCTAGAAAGCAAGATGTTGGATAACCTCCCCTCTCGCCAGCTACGAAAAGACCTGACCGAAGATATGTTCGACCTCGTAGAAAAGAAAGTCGATGTTACCGACCTGAACGCCAAATACGGCAAAGACTATGTAGACACATATATGAAGCCGGCAGTGGACTGGTGGCGTACTCACGCAGACGATATCCTCAACAACACTAACCGTGTACTGGAAGCAAACGGCTATGACCCAATACCGCGCCGCAAGAACTACATCTCGCACATCATGAGCGACCCGTCATTCTTTGAGAAAGTCGGACTAAAGATTAGAGATATTACCGGAATGAATGGCTCGGTAAGCGGCGAAACAATCCCCGGTGGAGTACGCGGGGGTGTCCCTGACGAGATAGTCGGAAATACTGAAAACACTGGTGCGCGTCGCAAGTGGAATCCATTTGCACAGACACGTCGCGGCGAACTAGCTAACAAGGACTTCTTCGGTGCTATCGACAGGTACTACGAGGCAATGCTCTATAACCAGTATATGACTCCTGCTGCTTCACGCGTGCGAGTGATCGAAAATGCGTTCCGCACGTTCCAGAAAGCTAAGGAGATTAAGCTAGACAAAGCTATCGAAGAGCTCGGATTTAACGAAGCGATGGCACAAGTCGAGACTGGCAAGCCAAAACACAAGAACTTCAAAGAAGGCGAGCGCTCCCCGCTCATCGCCGCATGGCAGGAATACGGCAATATCCTTGCCGGAAAAACGAACGCTATTGACCGATTGGCTGTTGATAAAGGCTTTGGTAGAACTGTAGATGTCTCAATCAAAGCGCAAGGTATCGTCGGCGCCAACACTATACCAGGCTCAGCCACGGCAGCCGTAGCGCAGGTCCTAAGCGTTCCGCAGACGATTGCCCGAGATGGACTACTATCGTTCATGAAAGCTGTCAAGCAGATGATCCATTCTGGCTTTGACGAAGCAAGCGATCCGCTGAATAAATCTTCATTCATGAAAGCTCGCTATACCGATGCCTCATCGCAGCGGCGCGGCATCATCCGAAAATACACTGATGCTGCCTCCATTCCGATGGAAGCTATCGAGAAGTTCACTGGAGAACTGAGCTGGCGCAGTGCATACAACGAGGCGCTCAGCAAAGGACTAACTGGAGACGCAGCCATTAGGCAGGCTGACCTAGCCACCAAGGCTACTCTAGCTGGGCGCGGCATTGGCGACCGACCATTGGTCATGAACTCGAAAGCACTCGGCGTTTTCACGCAGTTTGGATTAGAGGTAAATAACATGAGACTACAGTTCTTTAAGGACTTTACGCCCGCCCAGAAAGCCAAATTCATCATCGCAGCGGCCGCTGCTAACTACGGGCTGAAGATGGTAACCGGACAAGAACAACTGCCAGACTTCCTGAAGGCGACGATAGAAACCTACAAAGATTTTACTAATGGCGAAGATGATGCTAATGACAACCTTCTGGATAATACCGCACAAGCGGGTCAGCGTTTTCTAGGCGAAGCCTCCAAGTTTGTTCCGGGTGGTCCCGCACTTGTTGGAGCATTTATAGACGACAAAACTAAGAAAACCATCTTTGGCGAAGATTCAGACATTTCCCGTTACGGCACGCCCGCTGTATCAAAGTTGATTAAGGCTGGACTTACTGCTGGTGAGGGTCTATCGAGTGGTGATGCTGGTAAGATCGGCACCGCAATGCTTGATATAGCCCCAACCGGTGCACAGATAAAGCGCACAATTCAAGGGGCTACTGCCCTAAAAGATGGCTATACACAGGATAGCAAAGGTAACATTCAGACACCTGTTGACCGCTCGCCGACAAATATCGTTAAAGGAATGCTCTTCGGCAAGAATGCCCTTGATGAGCAGAAGCAGTTCTACGACACCAAGCAGCATGCGCTCAGCGATAAAGACAGTGCTGCGTTTAGAGAGATGCTATCCAACAATCCCGAAGAGGCTAAGCAGTATTATAACCTCGTTCAGGACTCAAGGAAGATGGATATTCTGGAGAAGCATGCTAAAAATGGCGACACCGCAGCAATGGATAAACTCAGCAAAATGTCTCAGGCAACTGGCTCAGACGGACTGCCCGTGGCGCTAAAAGCCAAGATTGCTCGCGGCGACTACACACAAGACGGTGATGGGACGATCAGAACAAAAGGCGGCGAAGTTGCTCGAGAAGTTCATAAGAGACTTGCTAAAGATTCAAAAGATGAATCAGACGCTACGTACCGCAACTACGTACTAGGCTACGGATTAAAGCAAAGATGTTCGAGTAAAACAAACAGCAATACTGGAAACGACATTACCGATAAACTATCTGCCCTCGCCGCTCAATCAAACGATAAAGCAATAGTCCATCAAGCTATCGACCTAAACAAGAATAAGAAGTACGCCGATATGCCAGCCTGGGTTAAAGAACGCTACGCTGCAGAAAATGGCATTGACAAGGAACAGCTAACCTATGCAACGCAGGCAAGTTATAAAGCAGATGTTAAACTACAATACCTCAAAGAGGCAACCAAGGATATGTCGAATGAGCAGCTGGTTAACACTCTATACGCTGGACGCAGGAAGTCGATTGCCGACAAGTGTTTCGTAGAAGATTCTATGCTGAAGAGCTTCTACAACGACGGACGTATATCCAAAGATCAGTACCAAGCCCTGCGGTCCCTAATCATGGACGAAAACGGTAATGTCACTTCGCAATCCAGAAATGGTGGTGGAGGTGCTAGACGCGGCTCAGGCGGTGGCGGTGGACGACGAGCCGGCACTGTCAGTGGAATTTCAGTGCCAGACTACAACGTCAAGATGATGAAGCTCTCCAGTCCATACGGCTTTGCGAAAGATCCAAATGTGAGCCTCGGCAACGTCGGTTCAAACAAGAACATCGTTACCGGTATTAAAGCCCCGTCACAGTTCAAAATTAGTAAGTCGGCGCTACCAACGCCGCGCGTAAGATAAGGAGTTCAGAATGAAAGTCAACGAGATACTAAAGAGTGTCCACGTAGCATACGAACAAGCAGCGGATGCGCCTGCACTCAATGATGAGGACGGGCAGATACGACTAAATCTGCTACAGAAGGCTGTGCGCCGCTGGTCAACGGATAACGTTACTAAATGGAATGAACTGTTTAGCGTAGGCGATATCGGTCCTATTCAACCTGGGCAGCGCGAGTATGACCTGCCGGAAGGATATTCGCTATCTAGCGGATTCTACCTACAGGGCAGCTCAGAACCTTTATATGTAAAGTCCCCTAGCCAGCTAACTGGCGAAGATGGCAAGTTTGTTACTATCCTGGGAAATCCACAAATCGGACACAAACTTCGGCTGGGTTGGATACCAAAATCTAGCGATCAGGAAATTGACAAAACTATCATCGTTAAATACTACCGTGAACCGTTTATTCCAACAAAACTAGATGATGTACTAGAAATGAGCGACCCAAACTTCGCCATAGCCTACGTAACAGCAGAACTGTTCGTAAATGACGATGCCAACCTATACACGAAATATAACAGTGACGCCATGATACTCCTAGCAAATATGCGACAGCGCAATGAGCTAGCTCCTGATGGACAGTTTAGCGGACTTGAGGGCGACATTGGGATAGGAGGAGATTGGTAATGGCAGTACAAACTCCCCCACGTATGACAGGCGGCAGCGCTAAAATACAGAACATTATCATCCCGAATTTTAGCGGTGGTGTTAACAGCTATCTAGACGAAGCACGCCTACCGAATAACACACTCCGTTCTGCCGTAAATTACATGCTAAGACAGGATGGCGTGCTGTATCCGCGTTGGGGCACAAAAACATTTTTCCCTGTTCTAGACAAAATGCCCGACGGCTTTGACAAGTTCACCGTAAAAATGCTAGCAACGGCCAGCGGGCTAGAAGAATGGGCGATCATCGTGGAAGACGGCGTCGTCAAGCGATCAAACGGCGGAGCATGGCAGGAAGCAACCGGAGAAAAGCTCACACCTGGATATGAAGCAAAGTTCTATCAAGTGGACGATTGCGTATACATCGTCAATGGTAAGGATGTTCTGGCGTTCTACGACATCGCCAACAATAAGGTGAAGAAGTTTGAAGGTATCGACACGCCAAAAAACCTCAAGGTTACCAATTCTAAGAATCTAGCAACCGGCAGCTATTCCAACTTTTATAAAGTCTCGGCGGTCAATGAGGTTGGCGAAACAATGGCATCAGCTGAAATCTCCGTAAAAACCAGCCGTATCCGCAACCAGTGGCGCCAGACAGGCGAAGTTGAGGACTACCTGGAATTAACCTGGGATGCCGTACCAAAAGCCACCCGCTACAACATCTACTACAGCGACATGTCGAATGACGAAACGTATATTGACTCGGTATCGACTAACTCGTATCGAGATTTGGGGCGTACCGCACAAAACGTAGCCGTGGAGGCTCCTGTAGCCGACACTACGTCCGGTCCCGTTCTTCGTGATATCACTGGATCGAGCTACCGTATATTTGGCGTTGGTGTAGACGATAAAGTCTACTGGGGCGGTGTCGGTAAATACATCAGTGCATTCAATGCATTCTATGGCGGCGGCTGGGTCGAGATAAACAAAGGCACTGGTGAAATACCAATCACCGTCCGCAGCTATCGTGATGGGCGTGGTGAACCAGTAAACGTAGTATTTATGACAACCGCATCTGGTGAGGGCTCTCAAAACCAGCTTACACTCACCTCGATGACTGTTGGTAATACATCGTTCATTGTACCTAATATTGCCCGGGTTGTCGGTTCTTACGGTACATACGCCGCTGGCTCAGTTACTGAGGCAGACAACAACCTATTCTTTACCTGCTCCAGAGGCAAAAATACCACTGGCGCTAAACCTGACCTGCTGAACGTATTGAGTACTGAAGAGGTCAGTCTAGCTATTCGCCCAGATTTTGATGGTATCAACCCGCTATATGGACGCGGAATATCGAGTGTACACTTTGATGGAAAAATATTTGATGCTGTACCAGCCGCCCAATCCAAGGTCAATAATGAAATCTGGATACTGGACTTGCAGCTGAAGGCATGGATACGTCCGTGGACTATTGGTATCAAGAAGCTTATTACCTTTACTCCGAGTGACGGACGCGAGCGATTGATGGGACTTCGATCAACACCGGACAACAACGGCAAATATCGAATTGTCGAGTTTAGCGAAAAGTACATAACCGATGACGGCGAGCCTTTTGTGTCTACGTTCCGGACAGGGCTACTCCACTTCGATAAAGGGCATATGAGCTGGGCAAAGATGAAGAAGACCTACATCGAGCTACTACGTGTGAGCGGATCATTGTCCATTACGGTGAGCGGCACCGGCAAGAAACGTGTTTTGCACACTCTGAAAGACATTACGGTCTCTAGTGCCATGGTAACGACCGGATTTAACAGCGATAAATTCAACGATTTTGCATTTAACGATACAGAAGGAGGACACGTAACTTTTAGCGACCCAAGTACTAAAAAATCACTGAAAATAAATAAGGTGGTCAATAACTACCGAGTAGATGGCAGATCGAGCAACGCCTCCTATGGTATAGCCACGATCACATCCGTTGTCATACCAAAGAAAGTACCAGACCCTGCCAGCTGGAAGAAGTAAATAACTAAAGGAAAAATGAAATGGATAAACTACGAAAAACTTCAAACATACCGCCTACAACATTAAGTGCGTCAATTAGCGATACAGATACGACGATTCCGCTATCCTCTACCGTAGGTGCGGAAACCAGTACGTGTATTGATATTGTCATCGATAGAATTGACGCCGCTGGTGAAAAGACTCCTGACAAAATGGAAGTCGTCACGGTCCTGATATCTGGAAACAATGGCACTAACGCTGTTCGAGGGCGTACTGCCCCGGCTATGCCGCACGAGCAAGGTGCTGTGGTTGAGTACAATATCTCGACGTCGGTTCTGCATAACGATTTGATTGATGGCATGTCATCGATCTTAACGCCCGAAGGCAAGCCAAAAGAAAAATCTATACCTCTTGATTCTATCAACGGAGGTACTAAAAAGGGTGTGCTTATGGTGGGAGAAGAAGGCAAAACTTCGGTAAGTAAGGTTGCATCAGACAACATCGATTTTAAGACTATGCCTATGTTTGCCGCTACCACCTCAAAGTGGGATAGCCTCCCAGGGGGAGGCGTCTCAATAGTGAACTATAATGAAGTAGAGTACGATACTGTGAAGATGTTTGATAAGAGCACTCATCAATCCACTGTGCCAGTAGACGGTATTTATACAATCTCTGCTAAAGCAGCTGTAACATCAGCTGGATATAACTCGGCAACTACCGCTACTGTTATGGTGTATAAGAACGGTAAACTGTTAGAGGAAATGACACGAGTGGCTGGTAGCGGCAACGGCTTGACCTTATTGCGCTTGTCTCATACATTTGATGTGCTTCTTAAAAAGGGCGATATCATTGATGTGCGGGCGCATTGTTCTGAAAACCGCGACTATGGCGGGCCATCAACACACAGTAGATTCTCGATGCGGCTGGTTGCACTTTTCTAGATTTCGCCTACAGCTATCCACGAAACACCGTGCCAGGCTGAACCAAAATTTCCTTGAGAAGTTGCCATCAGCTTACATCCATCATTTGTTATGCTGGTTGGCTCAATTGCATTACCGGTGCGCACGGGGATATTTAACTCTGCTATATTATCGGCTCTCTCTCCATTCTTATATCCATTGAACGATGCGGTGATTGAAAATATTTTTTTGAATTGCTTAGGAAACGCAATCGGCACCTCTATAGTATTCCGGTTATTGCCTAAAAACTGCGTCCAGCCTGCCTGAATCATAAGATTACCAACGGTAACAATATCACCATTTGTTTTACTCGCGAATAGTGTCTTAAAATCGATGTTGTACGATTTTGTCTATTTTATTGATAAAATCACGCCTCACGATATATAATACAATCAGTTAGCTACAATGTAGAGACTGCCAATTTGATCTAATGGTGATCAGCGGCAGTCTTTTATTTTGGCAAAAGGATAGCAAATGAAAGAAATAGACTTAACAGAATTTGGCGAAATGAAATCAGACGTAAAGCATGTCAAAGAGGCTGTTGACGAGATAAAACGCACGCTTGCCAGCCAAGATAATGTTAGCCGTTCTGAACACCATGAACTAGCCACTCTCGTCTCCGCTATGAAAGAGAGTTACGATAATCGTCTAAATACTCTGGAAGGACAGAATAACGTCAATGCTGCTACGTTCACCGGAAAGCTCGGTAAATGGTTCAATGACGCAATGGTCCAGGAAATCGGTAAGATTATAATCGCAGCAATATTATTCCACCTTTACAATAGCCAGATAACTACTCAAATACAGAAGACCCAAGACGAGATCAATAAAACTAATCACTACGTCAATTCGCGGCTAGAGGCGGAGGCAAAGAAATGACCGTAATCGCCACACTGATATCACTAACCACAATCTCGCTTATTCTCTACCTGATTTTTCGAAGTAACAATAACGACAAAGGAGGACTACAATGAAGTTCGACAAATCCACCAATCAAAAAATATCACTGGCAATGGGCATATTGTCATTCTTCGCAGCGTTCGTGCTGTTTCAAGGAGATACATGGGGATTCTCCCCTTTAGCAAAGCAAATCTTCTCGTCAATCACGGGAACGATTTCTTTGGTAAATATGTATTTCTTCGGTAGTACAGCTGAAAAAATCAAGAACGAAAGGAGCGAAAAATGAAACGAGTAATAGCATTTATTAAGCGTCATTTGGCGTCGGTCATTGTTCTCGCGGTGATTGCTGTGATTGGCACGATGGCAACACTAGCACATCAGAACGACGACGGCACGCGCACGTTTGACAGAAAAGCACCAAAATACAGCGAAGCGATTGAACAAGCGCACTGTAAGGTCAAAGCTTCGACCGACGCGGCTATCGCAAGTATGCTTGGCTTTGACGCACCGCAAGATAAAGGCTCAGGCTGCGAACCAAAGGACAAAGAATTAGCGCAGCTTGGCTCGGGCGTTTACTACAAGACTGACATGTCGAGCCCTACTGCTTTCGTAAACGCTATGAACGGGCGAGGCTTTAACGAGGGATACGGACTACAGTGTGTAGCTGGATTTAAGCAGTTTATGTTCAACTTGAGTGGACGTGTCATAGCGACGCGCACAGGCGGAGCCAGCGGCTATGCTAATCAGATAGGTGAAATCCAGGCGCTTGGCTTTACCTGGCACGCTGGGCAAGCCAGTATGAAGGATGGCGACTGGGCAATATTCGGTGGTGGACAGTATGGGCACGTCGCCATGTACTACCAGGGCAAGTTCTTCGGTCAAAACCAAGGCTCAGGCAATATTTATGTTGGCAACGCCTTTAATCTGATGGATCTTGGCGGATACCGCAACTCGATTATCGGCTACTACCGACCGAACATCTGGGCAAATGGTAGCGCTACTAGCGCGCCAGCCGCTCCAACAGCCAATTCAAAAGCAGTAAATGACCAGGTTGTGGCAGATGTCTTACGTGGTGTGTACGGCAGCGGTAACGACCGTGTAGCACGATTACAGGCTGCTGGCTACAATCCAGCCGAAGTACAAGCAGCCGTTAATTCACGGGTTGCAGCACAGACACCGCGAGTAGTTACACCGCGTCATAATTATGCAACTAACAGCACGAGTGGTTACGTCGTACGTCGCGGCGATACGCTCGGCGACATCGCGTTGAGGAATGGCTGGCATGGCACGAGTGGACTGTTCGGTAATTCTGGCTATACACAACGGCTAGCTGAGCGAAATGGGATTGTTAATCGCGGGTTGATTTATCCAGGACAAGTTATAAATAAGTAAAGAAGGAGTCAAAATAATGGAAACTACCAAATATAACGCACTAGAAGAATTACACAATGAACTGAATCGCGGCACACCAGGCGATGAAGTTTCTCTTAATATCGGTGGCAAAGAGGTGCTGAGAATCAAGTTTCAAACTGGCGGCACAGCTACTACAGAACGCAACGGTGTATTTATCGAGGACTTGCTTATTGTCGCTTACGCAAAATTAGCAGGCTACAATCGAGAGTTGCCGTGCCGCGAAAACAGTGTGGCTCTTACAAAAATCGAGGAAGCTATTATGTGGCTGGCTAATCGCAAAGCTGAGCGTGAAGCTCGCGGTGTGTATGGCACTGAGAAACGTTGAACTATAAAGTAATTCTTTATAGTTGAGATAGTAAGAATTGTTTACGGACTGAACTGTTCGGAAATCCTGAACAACTGAAACCGCCCCGATAAGCTCCGGGGCGGTTTTTTGACATTTTTTCACAAAATGTTGATTATTCTCGCAATCGTCTGCTATGGTGGTAGTAAGCTAAACCCATTAGTTGAACCTCGCCACCGTATTTTGGTGCGGGGTTTTCATTTGTCCCGACACTAAAATAGTAAAAGTTTTGAGGGTAATTAGTGGACGGTAATAAGGATTCTGATCCTCGTGTCAAGACCCTGCGCAAGAGACTTGGCAAAGCATCAGATTTAATAACAAACGACGCGTACCTACCTATGTTTCGAAACCGGCAGATACGCTATCCTAAAGAGTTCGAAGAGAGCCTGATTCAAGCTGCACGCAAAAAAGACCCAAAGCGATGGCTAGCTAAAGTATGGTCGTGCGAAAACATGATAGCCTCTGTGAAGATGCTGGCTAAATACATCGCACGGCGAATAGCTGAACACGCTAAGGAGGTTCATGACGCCAAAGTGGCTAAACAGTTGAAGCGGATAAATCCAGCTGGATTATTGAAGCTGACTGAACTTAAAAAGCAGCGTAAGTCTACAGCTGGTAATTTACTACTATAGAGCTGTTTGATTCTCTTCTCTAACACGGCGACGACCGTGTGTTTCTTGCTGTCTGAACTCTGTTTTTATATAACAAA